GGGTCATCGCCCAGCGGCTTGCCCTTCAGACTCAGCACACGAGCTCGAGTACCTGCGTCTTGACTGAACGAGGTCGCAGCACCTTCTCCAGAACTGATGAGGACCGTGCGCCAAGAATCAATCCGGCGAGTACCATCCGGGTTGCCGCGACCGCGGCCTTGACCCTGGCAGAAGTCGTAGATGACGTCGCGAATCATCCGGGGATGACGCACGCGTTTTGTTTCGTCGAGGATGAGCGGCAGACTGTGCAAGTATCCGGTGGTTCGCTCAATCCAGACTTTGGTGGCGTCCCAGCTATACATGGCAGTGGGGTAGCTGTCAGATGGTTTGCCCCACACAGACGCAGCCAATCGAAGCGCAGTAGTCTTACCGCCCGAAGTCTCACCACTGAAGTCCACGACGAAGCCAGGTAGCTTCAACACTTCGAGGATGGGCGCCGCGGCAGACGCGTAGATTGAGATCATCATGTACGGGTATTCGAGCACGTTCTCGATGGCTGAGCGCCAGTCGGCCCAACTACCCTTGGATTGCCAACCTTGTGAGATGGTCTCCAGTCCTGGGGGTGCTGTCAATGCGAAAGACGATGGCTTCTTGTCAATCGTGTAGTGTTTGTCTGGCAGAAGAAACCCACCGTCTGGCAGCCACCCCATGCGAGATGCCGACTGCACTGCGGGGAATCGATGGTTGTTCTCGGCTTCGAAGTCAGCCAGGTAAGAAACCACTTGTGAGATATGGTTGCTGCTGACTGGCGCCTCGAGGTCTGCCAGCGACATGATGCGCGAGGTGTCCAAGATCGTCCGGCGATCGATGACTCTCGAACACCATCCGGCGGGACCGCGCCAAACGACTTGTCGCTTCGCTTCTCCGGTGAGCACGTCGATGGTACGGCCCGAAATAAAGATGGGCGCAGGCGCCACACGACTCCGGCTGACGTCACCATCCATACCCGCACTAAGTCGGTACACGCCAGAGACGTCAATCTCATAGCCTCTTGGCACACGTAGCATATCGAGTATGGACTTCTCCACGACGTTTGCAGGCGGTGCGCTGGCACCAAGCGCTGCGCTCATTGTGCAGAGCGCGAGCATTTCTTGCTCCATCATTGTCACTTGCGATTCAATGATCTTCTGCATGCGCTCGTCTGCGAGACGCTTGATCGCAGAGCGAAGGTTCCTTGCCTTGTTTACTTGGCCGGGTACAGATTCAATGGTGGACAGCATTGTACTGATTCGTTCGCTGTCTCGCTTCCATTCGTCCGCCAAAGTATCGAGCACGTCAGGGTCTTGTACGCCTGCCCATGCTTTCTTTTTGGCTTCACTGTCGGCACTCTTCACTGCTTCAAGAAGCTCGCTCAAAATGTTTTCAGATTCTTTTGTCACTCCCATGACGGTCATTGTTTATCTCCGATGTGGTCAGCATTGTTCATATCCCGTAAGCAAAAGGCGCCGCCCGACTACGCAGACGGACGACGCCTAAACCCTGAGCCAAACCGAAAGGAGATACAGCATGGCTGTCCCCAATCTATCGAGTTCAGAGGGTACGTGTCAAGTCCGTCGTTTCCAACCGGACTTCAAGTCGTCTATACATACTTCAACTGTGTAGCCTCTCCACTCGCACTTGGTGCAAGATCGCGCACGAGACACCCAGTCATCTGTGAACCATGACACCTCTTGCTTGGCAAGTCGCGCAGACTTACAACCTTGTGGCGTGAACGCCGTCCGGCTGGAGGTTACGCGTGTCTTGCTGTCGCATCGAGGGCATTTCATTTGAACTGAGTAGCCTTTGGAAGCGGTACTAAGTTACCGGCTTCGACTACTTGAAAGTTTCCGTCAGATAAGATCTCAGTGCAAGAGGCAAGATGCCCGCCACTGATAATCTTTGCCGCAGCTTCGGCTTGCATCATGTGTATTTGCTCATCTGTATATCCGAGTCCGTGTAAGACTCGAATGGCATAAGTGCTTGTCACGTTGGTGCGCGCAACAAACTCAGCGGGGACTTGTCCCAACTCCAGCTCTTCCTCTTCGGGCTTTCCCTCAATCTGCTCTTCCAGCCACTTGTCCATGTCGATGATGGTCCAGTTCTTTGGGCTCCGACCCTTGGGTCGGATCGTGCTCGCCATAAGAACTTGTCCGTCGTACTTCGAGAAAGCACGCATCACAGCGGACAAAGTCGAGCCATCCCATGCACGATCTTCAGGTATCAAGACCGATGGTGCTTTGTTTGACGTTGATATTTGCATTGCAATCGCAGTTGTGACTGCCGCCCACTCGGCACCAGACAGAGCGCAGCAGAGTCTACCGTCTCTTCTGAGACCCATACGAAACACTTCGCGGCCTTGGTCCTCGAGTTCGATACCGAAGTCCCATCCATCGGGCAAGAAGCTACTGACGCCCTCTGAGAAGGTCTGACCGAACACTCGAACAAGATGACCCACTGCATCTTCGCAGATCTTCTTCATCTCTTTGTATCGCTCAACCTGCTGCTTCATGTTCAGCGCAGTCTCTTTGGCTTGCATGACTGTGTCCCATTTACTTGCCGCAGCAATCATGAGCGACAGTTTGGACTCAGCCACATTTAGTTGGTGCTTGATGGCGTCCAAGTCGTTTGACTGTGTAGACTCAGCTTCGAGTTGTGCGATTGTGCCGCGCTCTGCATCAGCGTAGTAAGTCGCACAGGCGACCAGGTGACTGTGACCAACTTGACTACTGCAGCTAGGGCAGCTACTCATGTCTTCATCAACAGCCCAGTCCAAGACATACTTGTTTGCTTGAATGCGTTTGAGGTTGGGGTCGGTTGTACCGGCTGCCGAAGTGACCAGCAACTCTCTAAGGCGCTTCGTTTCTTCAGAGAAATGATATATCTCTGTGTCGGATGGCCGCTCGTCCAGGTCTCCGCGCAACTTGTCGAAGACAGCCTCAGCCCCTTTGACTTCTTTGGCGCTCTCGCGTTGAGACTTTCCTGCGTACTCAGTAACCGCGGTCAGCGTTTCAATCTCGGATAGGTTGCGCCCGATGTGGTCAGCCAGGTCTTGGTAGCGAGCATGATAGTTGGCGGGAATCTGGGCAAGTATATCTTCTCGTGTTGCGTCTTTGGCCGCCCAAAGAACAAATGATTTACGTGCAGTAGTTGAGCTACCTGCCAAGGCTTTACGTACCAGACGCAAAGGTAGCGACATGCTGAGGTCCACCTCTGTGTCGTGTTGGGGCCGACCTACCTTGCCTTTCTCTGAGTTCAGCCTGTAGTAGGCTTCAGTGCCGTCACTAACGACTGCCGTGCATTCAAGAAAGTCTCCGGGTGACAGGCTCATGAGTAGAGACCCGTCTTTGACTTCGTTGCGATTGACGATGTCGTCTGCGGCAGCGCTTAACGCCAACTCAAGTGATTGAGTGACCGCACTTTTGTGGGATGTGTTCGAGCCAACGAGAAGCGTATGTTTTCCAATCTCGACGTTCCACATGTCGCCGGTTGGACTTTTTACATTGCTCTCAATCTTTTTGATCCAGGGTCTTTCCTGTTTCATTGTTTCTCCTACGGGTCAGGGTTTCCGTGTCGGTATAATAACAACGCTATATTTAGCGGTCAAGCCTAAAAAATAACAGCTGACCAACCTTTCCAGTTGTCTTCGTTTGTGTCTTCCAAAGCAGTGATTTGTTTAAAGCGTCGTGTCTCAGGGCACCAACCAAACACATGTTTGTGTTCTTCGAGGAATCCTTTGACGATCGAGGCCGTGGCGCGCCCCACTACTGGCTGTTCGCTTTCGACATCCATAGGTACTACAACTCCATGAAACATGGGTGTGCCGTCATAGTTACAACCATGGGGTACATCATGGCACCATGCCTTCCAGCCTCCAAGAGCTGAGGCTCGAGATTGGAAGTCGTCTCGACCGGGTACAACCTCCACCACCCAGTCAGGTAGGTTTAGTTGGTCGAGCAAAGTCTGGGACCACGAATCGATATCAGACACATCATCTTGACGGCTGTGCGCCAAGAACCATCGAGCTACATACATTAGACTTCCTTTAAGTTTTTGCCGATGTCGGCTTCAGACGTGAGCACTACTTCCCATCCAGGTACAGTCAGAGTCATGCACTCTTCTACTTGCTGCCGCCACTTCTCCAACTGCTCTTCGCCTTCATTGGGGACTTCGATGCAGATACTGTCGTGGCATTGGTGGATGAGACCTGTTCCTGGGCCAGCAAACCCAAACGGGAACGCAGTGATAATTTCTTGTTCTGCCAATCGCATGAGTGAACTTTCAGCGGCCAGCACAGGGAAGTTGACGACTTCATTTTTCTTTCCATCGGACAAATTCCCGGATCGCCGACCCAGGACAGGTTCTTCCATATACCCTTGTTCTCTGTATATTTCGAGCATTCGAGTCCAGGCGTCCATCCATTCAGGTTCTGCTTCTAACCATTGTTGGTGAAAATGTCGGACTTCTCTGGGCTCGATATCCAGGTACGGAAGTTTGCCGTCGTTTGTCTCTGTTGAGGTCAGAACTTGCCAAACTGTGCTGGGGTCTGCCCAGTAAATAGATGCGTAGCGAAACGTCTTCATGACATCCCGCATGGCCTTGGCTTGTCCGCCTATTGGTTTCTTGAGGAGGC